CCTTCGCGGTTAGCGTTATAAATCCCTCATACATACCGGGGGCCGCATAGGGATTGGGCGGGCGGCTACGGCTGGCGGCGGAGGACGGAGGGCCGTTGGCGAACTTTTCTCGCCCCTACGCGGCTGCGGTCGGGGGCTGACGTTAAGGTTTTGTTTGGGAAAGATGTCCGATACTGGGGGCGTCGTTGGTTGCGGCGCGACGTGGNGGCCGCAACTGTATTTTGGTCCGAGGCGCTGTTTGCGTCTGTCGGACTTTGACACGCACACTATGTGTGCGGTTCGACTCGTCGGTGCATCCGACCAAATGCGCGTCGTAACGGATGCCCTCCGTTACGGCGGTTATATCGAAATAAAGGGAGAGGAAAACCCTTGAAATACATACCTTCAGGATACAAAGGAGAGCATGAATATGTAAACCTGTACCCGCTGGGCGACTTACATATAGGATCACCTCATTTTGACGTGCGGGTGCTAAAACAAGCGCTGGAGCGCATCGACGCCGAACGGGAGAATTCCCGAATCATCATCATGGGCGATCTGATCGAGAGCGCGACGAAGACGAGCGTAGGGGCGGGCGTATACGAACAGCAAATGATGCCGATGGAGCAGATTAATGAGGCTGTTGAAATACTCCGTCCTTACGCTGATTTAATCGACGCCGTGGTGACAGGCAACCATGAGCAGCGCATCTATAAAACGTCCGGCGTGGATGTGATGGAGCATTTTTGTGTGAAGATGGGAATTCCTGACCGGTACCTTGGGTATTACGGCGTCGTTAAGTACGCCTGGAATAAGCGCTGCTATAACGTCGCCGTCTGGCATGGAGCCGGNGGCGGGTCGACAACGGGCGGCGCGATGAACAAGATCGAGAAACAGGCGTCGGTGGTCTTTGCCGACGTTTTTCTTATGGGCCANGTCCATAANCGGGCNGCGACCATGCGAGATCTTTACGTGCCGGACCCGCAGAATGGCAGGATAAACCGGATCACTCAGCATTTTGTGATCACCGGCAGCGCCCTGGATCANGCTGACTCCTACGCGGAGGAGATGGGGCTGCCTCCTTCGACAAAAGGTTTCCCACGTATCCGATTGGGAGGCCGGACAATTAAAAAAGGTCGCCGGACGAAGAGGTTAAAAGAGGTGGAGGTATACATTTGATAAAAATTCCCGCCCTTCGGGGCGGGGGCTTTTTTTATTTTTCAAGGGAGGGGGTTGATGGATGCGTTGCGATAAGTGCGGAGAAATTTTCACCAGTGAAGACGAACCTTGCGAACTGATTCGTGGGAAGACAGTGGGAGAGTGCATGGAAGAAGGTGAAAACGAGGATAAGTGAGGCGGTGAATATGTGATGGCTCGTAGAGGGCAAAAGTTGGACGACCGGGAAAGGGAGCATATTCGCGCTTTTTACGCTTCTTGCGGCAATATCAGGAAGACAGCGCGAGAATTTGGCGTGTCTCCCAGCACAGTTAAGCGGATCATTGATGAGAAAAAAGACGAAGTGGAACATCTGAGAACTCTTAAAAAAAGTCAGTGGATCGAGGAGGCATGGAGGACGATTGGCTTATATATGGAGCGCCTCCAAGACCCGAAAGTGGTTGAAAGGACCTCGGCCAGAGACTCAGTCATAGTGGTTGGTACTCTGCAGGATAAGATCCTGAAAGCCCGGGAGCTTGACTTGAAGCAGCAGGAGATCGACTTGAAGCGGCAGGAGGTTGAGACGCCGACAGAAAACCGGGTCGTCATCATCAACGATGTCGATGAAATGAGGAAGGCGCTGGAAAATGATGATTCGGATAACGGATCTGATTAATCGAAACTTCTATCCAGTATGGCTGACAGATAAACCGCACGTCGTCCTATCCGGCGGGCGGTCCTCGATGAAATCGTCGGTCATATCGCTGAAACTGGTTGTAGACTTCCTCAACGACCCGGAAGGCAATGTCATTTGCCTGCGGAAGGTCGGAAAGTATCTGTCGACATCGGTCTACGAGCAAGTTAAGTGGGCCATTTACAAACTCGGCGCACAGGGCGAATTCCATTTCGGCAAATCGCCCTTGAAGATCACCCACAAGGCGACAGGAACGGCCTTTTACTTCTTTGGCGTCGACGATCCGCAAAAATTGAAGTCCGCCAAGATCGCGGTGGGGTATGTCATGGCCCTATGGTTTGAGGAGCTGGCCGAGTTTAGCGGAGTCGAAGATATTGACATCGTCGAGGATACCTTCATTCGGACTGATATTGGGAACGGGAAGCAGGTCCGGGTCTATTACAGTTACAACCCGCCCAGGAACCCCTATTCCTGGGTGAATGAATGGCGGGCCAGCAAAGAGGGAGACCCGGATTATTTCCTCCACCACTCGACATACCTGGAGGATGAAAAAGGCTTCCTGTCCGGTCAGCTTCTTCGCAAGATCGAGCGCTACAAGGAGACGGACCCGGAGTACTGGCGGTGGATGTANCTGGGCGAAGTGGTCGGTCTGGGCGACATGGTTTATAACATGAAGCTGTTTCAGTGGATTGACCAATTGCCGGAGGATGATGACCTGCTATTGATTGATATCGCGATCGACTCAGGATATCAGACTTCCGCTACTACTTTCTTGGCTTTCGGGCTGACGAAAAAGGGCCGGGTGATCCTGCTGGATACCTATTATTACTCTCCGGCCCATAAGGCCAGAAAGAAAGCGCCGTCTGACTTCAGCCGGGACCTGTGGGAGTTTTCCCAGAAGCTCGTCAAGGAGTATGGGAAGCCGATTGACCGATGGACGATCGATTCGGCGGAAGGGGCGCTGCGGAATCAATTCTTTAAGGATTATGGAATTGCGCTCCATCCAGTCAAGAAGCGAAAAAAGATCAACATGGTGGAAAGCGTCCAGGACCTACTGGCTCAGGGGCGNTTTTTCATGTTGCGCAAACCTGAGAATGAAATCTTCTACAAGGAGCATCAGCGCTANCAGTGGGACCCGGACACNCTGCAGCGGGATGANCCGCGGGTTGTCAAGGAAGACGATCACACTTGNGACGCGTTTCAGTACTACGTGGCCGACAATCTCCAGAAACTCGGCCTGAGGATGTGATGAGCATGTGGCGGCTAATCGCCGACACAATAAGGCGGTGGATGTACAAAATGGGCCTGATCAAAGGGTTGAAAAACATAACCGAATATAAGGATGCGGTGGCCGACGAGGAGCATTACCAGCGGATCGAGAAGTGGAAGGCGCTTTATCGCGGGTATTTGGAAGAATTTCACAAGGTCGTCTACCACACCGTGAGCGGCCACAAGACGAGGACCCGCAAGTCGCTGAAGATGCCGAAGGTCNTATCTGCCGAGATGGCCCGGCTGGTGTTCAANGAAAAATGCCAAATCAACATCAGCGACGCGGCGCTTTCCGAAGAGATCGAGAGGGTNTTGAAGCGAAACGGCTTTTATCGCCGCTTCCAGAACGCCCTGGAGCTCAACTTCGCCCTGGGCGGTATGGCCATGAAGGTCTACGGCGACGAGGGCGGCTTGAAGATCAGCTTCGTGTCGCCGGACTGCTTTGTTCCGCTTCGGGTGGATGGGGAGACGGTCACCGAGGCGGCATTCATCTCTCAGACCCGGAAAGGTGATAAGTATTACACTCTAGTTGAGTCACACCGATGGGACAGCAACGGCGACTACGTCATCCAGAACGAACTATTCGAGTCGGACTCCTCGGCGGATCTTGGAGTAAAAGTTGCGCTGTCCACTCTATACCCGGATCTGTCCGATGAGGTGCGGATCGAGAATCTGGAGCGGCCGATGTTNATCTACTTGAAGCCGAACGAAGCCAACAACTTCGACCCNCAGTCACCGCTCGGCATCTCGATCTATGCGAATGCGCTGGATACCCTGGAGGCAATCGACATCGCCTTCGACTCCTTTGTGCGGGAATTCCGTCTCGGCAAAAAGCGCATCCTGGTCCCGGCCTCGGCGCTGCGGACNGTGGTNGANCCCGAGAGCGGGGAGATGCACCGCTATTTCGATGCGAACGATGAAGCCTATCAGGCTTTCAACTTCATGGACTCCGACGCTCAGAAGATCCAGGACATGAGCGTNGAAATCCGNGTNGANGAGCATATNAANGCCATCCAGGCGCTTCTGGACATCCTGGCCATGCAAGTGGGCTTTTCGGCTGGGGCCTTCACCTTCGACGGCCAAGGAGTCAAGACGGCCACNGAGGTNGTCAGCGAGAATAGCAAGACTTACCGGACGAAGAACAGCCACGAAGTCATCGTCGAGGAGGCACTGAAGGAGTTCATCGCCTGCATCGTCCAGGCCGCCGAGCTTTACGGTCTGTTCACNGCGCCGGAGGACTTCGAGGTNACGNTTGANTTCGACGANAGNATCGCCCAGGACCGGGACAGCAACGCTGACTATTACCTGAAGCTCAGGAACGCTGGGCTAATTTCGGCGAAAACGGCGTTGATGCGAATTCTCGATCTGACCGAGGAGCAGGCCGAGGAGGAAATCCGCAGGCTGAACGAGGAGCGCGCCATCGCGAGCGCTGAAGACCTTTTCGGCGGTGATACCTGATGGACTATGAGCAGCTGAGCGAACCCGTTCGCCGAATTTATGCCGATATGCAGGCCGACCTCCTTGAGGCGATCGTTAAGCGGCTAGCCGGGGATCATGACCTCTTAGAAAATGAGGAATTCATGGAGTGGCATTTCCGAAAGCTGAACCAACTTGACGGGCTGAACCGGGAGACGATCCGCATCATCGCCAGACGGGCCGGTATCGCTGAAAAGGCGCTGATCGAGGCGCTGAGGCGGGCAGGCTTCGAGGCGATCAAAGACAATGAGGACTTCCTGCGGGGAGCGCATGACCGGGGCGCGCCGATCACGCCACCTCCTCCGCCGGAAGTTGACCCGACGATCACTGACATCCTTGATGCCTACCAGCGGCAGGCCCGGACGCAGACAAACCTGGTCAACTCGAAGCTGCTGGAGCAGGTCGGCCAGACATACCGGGATGTGGTGAACCGGATCGTGGCGGATGTCTTGGCCGGGCTGCGGTCCCCTCAGGATGCCATCCGGGCGACGGTGAGGCAGTTAGCCCGCAAGGGGCTAATTGCGCTGGTTGACTCCAGAGGCCGGAACTGGACGCTGGAAGGCTATGTCGGTATGGTCATCCGCACCATGTCAACCAAAATAGCGAACGAGATGCAGGAAGCGCGTTTTGACGCGTGGGGCGTCGATCTGGTTGAAGTGAGTTCCCATATGGGGGCGCGGCCACTTTGTGCGCCGTACCAGGGCCGGATNTANAGCCGGACCGGGAGGACGCCGGGGTACCCGAATCTATATACCGACACCAGTTACGGCGAACCCGCTGGGCTATTCGGCATCAACTGCCGGCATGTCCAGTATCCATATTTTCCTGGCATATCTCGCCGGACCTATAAGCCCTACCC